TCACAGCGTTACCACCCCGATGCCGATGCCCGTGGCGATCAGGACGCCAGAGACGAGAAAACTAGCCGTGCGGCGCTGCGCAGTGGCGGCTTGGACGAAGGCCATGCCTGTGACCGACATGATCGAGGCGAGCGCGTCTGTCGTGATGTCGTAGCTTTTCCAGGCCTCGGGGTGTCTCGACACCAGCTGAACCGCGTCGCCAGACGACCCGAAGAAATAGCCGAGCCCGATCAAGACAGAACCAGCGAACAGCAGCGAACCCGACCAGGGCGTCGTGATCGCCATATTCAGGTTGAGGTGCAGGAGGTCGACCGCACGGACGAAGCGTATTCGACACGTCCGTTTGTCCGTCTCGCGACAGCACAAGAGGCGCCAGCCGGCGACAGTTACGGGCACTAGCCAATTCCCCGCCGCCGCGGCGAACCGCAGGCCGAAGAGCATCATAGTCCAGATGGCTACGACGCTGACGATGTGACCGAGAGGGGTCATGCGTCATCCTTTCCCGAGCCCGCATGGGTCGCGATGCTGTTATTGGTCATCAGCGAATCCTGTTTTGGGACTGTTGTACGAAACGCAGACTGGCCGAATCGGTCCAATTGCCGCACGTTCGCGCTGGCAACCCCGAGTAGTGCGTATCCCCGCCTCGCCGAGGCCTGTTAGCGGAGCTCACTCATGTTCATTCTCAGACGCCTCCGATGCATCCTGACCCAAGGCCACCGATTTACGCCGAGTTACATGAGACCGGGCATGGAGACGTGCCTCCGCTGCCGCGTGCGGCGGTAGCGACCCGGGTTTCCCGCGACCGCATGAGTCGCGATGTTGCTGGTGTTCATGGGGGTGCTCCCGTTGGATCAGTCGTCAGCCGCGTCGGTGAAGCGATCTAGCGACTTCAGATGCGCGTAACATTGCTCCCAAACATGAGCGGCTTCGGCCGCGCTGTCGGGGACAAACTCGAGCACCTCTTGTTCGAGGAAAGGCGTCGAGGGCTCGGTGTCAGTTCCCTTGAACGCCACTTCGGATAGGTAAATGTTGGCGGTGTAGGTGATGCTGGTCTTGCTGCCCTGGAATGCGTCGACCCGGATATAGGCGTCTGGGACCATGAGGCCGTTGCGTAGCTTGACCGTCTTCGTGATCGCCATGGTTCGGCTCCTTTAAGTTGCTTGGGCGGAGATCTGCGCGAGGGTGGCGCCCGATCCATTTCCGCGAATAGCGGAGATCCGCAAACCGGCCGGAACGCCAGCCGAGTTTGGGAACGTGATCGTGGTCTCCATTCGGCCGTTGCCGTCGAGCGCGCTGGTGACGGTCGGCACATCGCCGCGCACTCCGGACAGGACTGGTGCGACCTGCTGCGTTACAGTCCCCCAGCTGAGCAGGAAGTCCCCGCCGCGGGGCGTGTTGTTGTTCCGACCAGACCAGAGAACGCTAAGCGTGACTTGCGGCTGGGCTGTAGCTCCCGAGGTTTCGGTGCGGAACTTAAGCGTAGATCCGCTGCCATTGACACTCAGGCCGTCGCCCGATGCATAGCTGGAAAGCGTTTGGTAGCCCGACAGCACTGGTTCGACACCGCCCGCGTAAATCGCCAGCCACATGCCGGGCGTTCCTCCTGCGATGCAGCGCCAATTCGTTGGGGTGGTGGGCGACGCTGAGATGTTCTCCACCTTGTCGCCAACCAGCCAAGCTCCAACAGTTGGCGGTGCCGTCCCTTCAATCGTTCGCGCTACGCGACGGGCTACGATCGAAGCGTTGAGGGAGAACGGGGTACCGGCAACCAGCGACAGCGTATCGACGTCCGCAATCTGCGTGGTGCCGGTAGTGTCGTTGATCAAAGCGCCATGCGAGAAGTTGCCTGCCAGCCGTCCACCGCGCACCGCTACCCCGTAGAACGGGATCGGGCTTGTATTGGCACCGATCGCTATCAGCGTGCCGGAAGCACGCGCGCCGTCCATCAAGGCGACATTGTCGACGTAGGTATAGGCCGGGTCGTTCCGGCTCGTTGGGACCGCCGTCACACGATAGACGACGGCGTCGCTAGCTTGATAGTGCGCGGTGTCAAACGGCGCTGTTCGCCGCCACGCATTTCGCCGAATTTCAACGCGTGCGCCGTCGATATTCAAAGTGTTGACGGTGCTGTTGTAGGTGCGCGCCAAGTAACGGTTGTCCTCTACGGACACCGTAGAACCACGCCCGAAACCAACTCCAGGCGCGGTGATGGTGACCCCAGTGACGGCCCCAGCGTCGACGACGACTGTGCCAACGAATCCAGAACCACCATTGTTGGTGATCGTGATCGCGGCTGCGGTATAGTTCGAGCCGCCGGCAACGATCGCCAACGCTTCAATGCCCATCGACGCGTCTAGGGTAGCACCCGACCCGGCACCCCCGGTGAGGATCAGCTCCGGCGCGCTGGTATAGCCCGTGCCAGCCGCCGTCATCGTGATGCTGTCGATCTGCCCTGCCGCATTCGTCGTACAGACAAAGGCTGCACCGGTGCCGCCACCTCCGCCGGATAGGGTGATAGCCGGTGCGCTGGTGTACCCGGATCCGGCGCTGACGATCCGTCCCGCTACGGCCTTCAGCGTCGCAGTGGCGACCGCCCCAGTACCGTTGCCGGAGATCGTAATGGATGGCGCGGCACGTGATGCCAGAAAGCGGATAACGGTCCGCACCCATTCGATGTCGTAGAACCTGTTGCCGCTGATATGCAGGTTGCGCGCGACGGGCGCGTTGTTGCCACCTGAGATATAATCGCCTGTCGTTGGCGCGGCCAACCCTGTGCCGGTGCAACGATTATTAGTAATAGAGCAATCGAAAACGTCATAAGACAGATCGTTGCCAGCACCGCTAAATGCCGCGAAGCATGGGCAGTTGATCGCGATATTGCTGTCGATAACGCAGGACCGCATCTTGCCGCATTCGATGGCATAGAAAGTCTGATTGAGGATCCGGTTGCGCGAATAGAGAATGCCGCGCCCGCCGGCGCCCGCGGAAAGACCGCGCGTGCCACCGTCGATATAATTGTCGGTGCACTCACCGCCGTCCCAGCCCCAGATCTCCAGCGGGATCAGGTCCACCACGCCAGACGCGGGCTTATAAGGGTTCGTCATGATATTGCTGCGGACGTAGATCTCCTTGGTGAAACCGAACTCACTGTCACCGCTGGTATTGCCGTGGTGAATGCAGATGCCTACGCTACCGAGCCGGTCCATGATGTTGTATTCAAAATAGAGCCCGCTTGATCCGCGTGCGGCTTCACCGGTCGGCAATATCTGAATGCCGCCCCTCGGCATATTCGAGAACCGGCAATGCTCAACTCGGAAGTTGCGCTGTGGTGCCGACCAGTGAGCCAGAATAGACGGTTGAATGCCGCCGTTCACGAAGCCGACACGCCGAAAGGTAGTGTCAGTTCCGCCGCTCCCGCCAAGATATACGTGTGGGCTGTTGTCTGCGAAACCTTTGCCGTCGATCGTGAAGTCTTCGAACAGGATTCCCGCGGCGTTACCCGCAAAGGAGAGTGGCGCGGCGGTGCTGCGGCCTGCCGCCGTCGACTTGGTGAAACCAGACACTAGCTGGCCGGCACCCGCGATACGCACCTTGGAGGGGATGGAAAGCCCGGCAACCGCGTGCCAGCCGCTCAGGAGCAAAGTTCCACCAAACACCGTAGCGGCGAGGTAATTAATCGCTGCCTGGATGAGCGTCGTCTGATCGACGATCGCTGAATCCACAGTAGTTGCGCTCGCGGCACCGAACATTTCGGGCCTCACCACGACGTCCGTCAGCTCAAACCATGCCCCTGCCGCATCTTGAACCCGTCCGGGATGCGCTGGCTGGCTGGTTACCCGCCGGTACCGTGCGTCTCCACGGTCTCCCGGGGCAGACCGACCAGAAGTTCGAAACGTCTTGAATGCGGCCGGAACCGTCATCGCAACGACCTCGGCATAAGTGCCGAGCTGATCTACCGGCTCTGACGGATCACCCTTGAGGGCACGGCCAACGCCCCAGCCGTCCGCCGTCTTGGGGCCGTAAAGGAAGCGGTTCAGCGTGTCCGTGTAGGTGTTACCCACCAGACCCAGCCCAGCGGCAGGGGGAGTAAGACCTGACAGGTTGCGTGCCGCGTTGGCGGCGCTCGCCGCAGCAAGCGCCGTGGCGCTGGAGTTGTTCGCCAGGTCGGCCTTGGTCTGAGCGAGCTCCGCCTTGGTGTCAGCATTCGCACCCGACGCATTCGTGGCCGTAATGGCGTCGTCGATCTCGGCAGATCGGTCGCTGGTAAACTCGGCTAGCTCGGTGATCGCAGCGTCAACCTGGACAACCTTCAACGCGACATGGTCATCGACCTCAGCGAACTTGTCGCTGGTCGCTTCGCCCAGTTCTGTGATTGCATCCCCCACCTGAGCGGACGCGTCGGCAACTGCTTCCAACAGCGGAGCGCGTAGACCTGCATCGTATTCTTCGAACGAGACTCCAGCTGCATCCCATGGCGATAGACCGGGGGTGCCGATGCTCGAGATGACGAGCGTCTGTGTAGCGGGAGCCCAGGTTAGAAGGTCGGACGGGGGTGCGCCGGCGCCTGCTCCTTGGTCGGACGCCGCGTCGACCGTGATGACCGATCCCCGGAACAAGGGGGTCGCGCCGCCCTTGAACAGCTGGGCGACTTGCCAGGCCGCCCCGTCGAGTTCGGGCATGAGACTGACGGACCCGGGGAAAACCACCGTTGCGGTGTCGGCATCGATGACGAAAGGGGCGTCAAAGACGACCTCGCCGCCGGAGCGGAACGCGGCGAACCGCAGGCTGCGTCCGGTGAGGTCGATAAGCCCGCCAGCGCCGTCCTCGAACTGTACACGAATCTGGTACGGCGAGCCGATAGGCCAGCGCAGCCTGTTGTCTCTGGGATCGATGCCGAGGATCGTCATGCGCGCGTCTCCGCTGGATTATCTCGCAGCCACGCAAGGCCCGCGTCGGTCGGGCTCACCCAGGCATTGGCATAGGTGGGCGGTGTGCCGACATTCGCCGGCGCAAAGCCAAAGGTGACGAGCCCTGCGCCGAGCAGCGCGCCGATGTTCGCGGAGCCCAATGCGCCCGGCACGCCCGCGATATCGGGCCCCGCGATCTTACGGAGCATGGCGACGTCTTTCTGTGACAAGTCGGTCATCGGTGCGGGCTCCTATGAATAGATGCGGTCAGCGGGGATCGTGCCGTTCACGACGTCGCGGGCGAGCGCGCGGAAGGGTGCGGCGAGCATCTCGAACCACGCCGCAGAGTGGTAATCGTCACCGGGTGGCTGCGCGTAGAGCGTGTCGTAATCGGCGTTCGTCAGCACCTGCCGGCCAAAGATGGCATCGCTGTCCACGGTCACGACCGCATTGCGCAGGGCCACTCGACGGTTAGCCTTCGCAAGCTCCCAATGCCGCCATGACACATCGACCAGGGCCCCCGTGCCGGAATAGTCGCGCTGTACGATCGCCTTTGATAGCGGGGGCCATACCTGCGTTTCGTTGTCGAAGTTGCCCTGCCGGATGCTGGTCACTCCGTCGTTCTTGTCCGCGAGGATTGTGCCGTCCACACGGACCCACGAGCCGTCGGCGCCGATCTCCTTCACCTGGTGCATGTCGCCCGTGCTGCCGGTGTTGGGATTGAACTCCAGCAGATACTGGTCAACGCCGAACAGGCCGTTGCCGTACTGGTTGAACAGGTCGAAGGGGACGAGCCCGCCTTGCGCATCCACCGCGTACGTCGTGATACGCTGGTCATCCTCGGTCAAAACAACGCGGACATAAAACGCGATTAGGCTCGTCTGCGGCCATGTCATCAGCACTTCCGGCGTGACGGATAGACGCCCGTTAGCCTTGGCGCGATCAGGGTGCGGTTGGTGACCGGTGAGGTTTATGGCGCACGCCGTCGACCCTACGTCTGACTCTTCACCAAGGCTTTGTATTTTGGTGAACAATAATTGAAGCGCCAGTTCGTAGCCACCGTAAGCGTTATTCGGTCCGACGAAGCCTTCGTACCCCATGAAAATATTGCCGGTACCGTCGTTCATCGGATCACCGACAAGCACGATGTCAGGCCTGCGCGAGAAGCCGGCGATTTGGCCTTCGTACTGGCTCGTCCACGAACCCGGCACGGCATAGTTGTCGTGCACCACCGTCCAGTCGGGCAGCAGCTCGGCGAAGATAGCCCTCAGCTGCTCGCCGGGGATCATTGACGGATCCGGGGCACCTTGACCGGCCGGGTGACTGTTGCCGATCGAGGCGATGATGAGCGTTGGCGAGACAACCGTGCGGACGCCGTTCGCGTAGGTCACCTTTCCGAAGGCGCCGCGTAGGATCTTCTGTGTCAGGCCTACCCACGGATCGCGGGTGGTGGTGATGTCAGCGCGTAGGGCTGGGATCTGTACTGCAATCGCATCGGTCGCGGATTGAATAATGGGCATGAGCAGATCGGCGTCATCCAGCGACACTTTGATGATCTGATCACCGAACGTCAGCGAGCCGGTATCGCCTACGTTTGCCCGCTGCGAACCGCCGTAACCAACGGGCCGGTTTGTCGGCGCGTTGTCCGATCCGAACGCCGACGCCACCACGATGAAATCGCCGTAGATGCGGGTCCGAGCATCGCCGTTCAACGTCCACTGCATCGCATACGCGAGGCACGAGTTGTCGCCGATCTCGCCCGCATACGGGACCTTGCCGGCGTCCGTCATGGTCGAGGCGTTGATGCGCCCTTTGATGATGCTGGTCGGCACGCCCAGAGTTGTGGTGACGCTATCGAGCTTCAGCCCTTCGGCTGCGGAGGTCGTGACGGTTGCCAATGCGATCAGCGGCGCTCCTGGCGTGTCAGGACGCAAGCGGACCTGCATCGCCATGTTCACGCCAGTGAGGTCGATCCCCGTCACAGCGATCGTAAAGCGTGCGACTTCGTTGCGCCTGGCCGCGAGGGTCAAGCGTGCTGCTGTTGCCATCGAATATCTCCGGTTATTGCTGTTCGAGGGCCAGAATTCGTCCGACAAGCGCGTCGATATCGTCTTTGCCGTAGGTGCCGCCGAGCATGGAGGCGTCTTCCGCCGACGTGGCGAGATCGGCCGTCGCGGCGTTCTCGGCTGTGCCCGCCGTGCTGGCATACTCAACGCCGCCAGGTACCTCGAACTCCCACGCGTTCCCCGGCAGACCGGGCGACGTGGGCGGGACTGCGGTCTGCGCCAGCGCGAAGGGGTGCTTTGCCGCGGTCTCCGAGCGAGCCGTAATGGTCACAATGCCGCTGCCGGCGTCGAGTGATCGTGTCAGGATCATCACCGGCTGCCCCAGCAAGCCCGCTTCGGGCAAGTCCAGCGTCACGACGTCGCCTGGCTTGTATCCCATCCAGCGGATCTTGAGGGGGAGGGTGATCGGGCCGAACTCGCGGGCGTTCTCGATGTCGTAGCGCGCGAGGGTGCCAACCTGATGCGGCTCTTCGCCGACAAAGCATTGGACGAGCGGGTAGCTGGCCTCCTTGCGCACCTGGCGACCATCGGCCGCGACGTAATCAGCGACGATGATCGGCTCGGCCGCAACCTCAGCCCACGTGGTCGTGGTCCTGCTCGTGGCGGAATCTGTGCTCTGCTCTTCCGACCAGTAGCGCGGGACGAGGGCGTTGATCCGGTCACGTCGCGCCTGCATCGCCACGACCGTTATGTCGCCCTGAGCCAAGGAATCTCGGTCGACCGTCGCCAGACTGACCCGCGGCGCGGAGACGATGCAGCCGAGCATCGCGCCGAGACGTAGCGGTTCGCCCGCGCCCGCCTGCAAGATGTCCTTCAGCACGTCCCATTTGTCGTCGGTCGTTGATTTCACCCCGCCAACGCGCCATCCGTTGATCTGAGCTATATTGGCGCCTTCCGCCCACTGCTCGAGGATGAGCCCCGAGGCAGGCAGCCCAACGCCGGCGACAAGCTTGCCGTTCTGCCGCCAGCCGAGACACCATGTGACGCCGACGACGTAAGGATTATCGCTCCACGCCCAGGTGCCCTGGTCGTTTGCTCGCTGCGGGCCCGATCCGCCGGGGTAGGTGCTATCCTTGCGCATATCGTAACAAAGGACGCCTTTTCCGCGCCATCCGCAGGTCGGCATGGACGTGAAGGTGTTCTTGCCGTCGGCGTCGTATTCGAAGGTCGCGATCGTCGCCGCCTTGCCGGATAGCTTGTGCTGCGATGTCCACCCGAACGGCATGCCGGTGCTGAGCGTCAGCGCGGCCGGTTCCGGACACTGCCCAAGCTGCCGGGCCTCGTGCATGTATGCCCGCGCGCCGATCGTGACAGCATCGCCGGACTTCGATCGCGCGATCTGGTCGACGTAGAGCGTGTCGATCGATTGGACTGGGCCTACCGACCACTCGGTGACGATCGACTGAAACTTGTTCTTCGACCCGTGCGCCTGGCGATAGATGATATGGCCGCCGCTATAGGCCTCGCCGAGCACGATATCGATGCCTGCGTTCGGGTCGGCCTTCCACTGGTCGGGCGAGCCTCCGCCGCTCGCCTTTGGCGCAGTGAGAGAGCTCGTCGCCATAAGCGCAGCAGCGGCGAATCCCGCGACCTTTGCAACGGTTGCCGCTGTCGTGACGAACGCGGCTGTGGCGCTGGTAGCGGCGTACTGGCCGAGCAGGCCGATCGACGCCGCCGCGCCGACGCCGGTCGCGATCAGAGCGACGCCGCCGACGACCATGGCTGCTGTAGCGAGATACTTCGACATCAGGCCCTGACCTCGACCCGCCACGCGATCGCGAGATTGATCTCCTGGAGTACCGCGGCACCGGTTACATGCTCGTGATAGCCGAGCAGCCGGCCGTTGCTGAGCTTGACGCCCAGCGCGCCGAACGGATCTCCGGATTCGCCGCAGACGATATCGCCGGCAACCGCTTCCGCCGGCGCGATACGCTCCAGCCCGACGGCGTCGATCGCGTCCATCATGCTCTCGAACCCGCGGGCGCGTAGAGCCTTCAGCGCGGACTTCGGCGTTCCATAGCTCCCTTTCGACGGGACCCGCACCTTGTACCCGAGCCGGCGAAGATGCGCGGCGATCATGCGTGCGCAGTCGTTATGCCCCCACTGGAACGGCTTACCGAGAAACTCGTCGAGCGTCGCCTGCGCTGCCGTCACGCGCCGAACCATGATATCGCTCATCGCCTGATCCCATCCGGGCTGGAGGTACCCCAGTAGATCTGCTGCGCGACGTACGTGACGAAGGCGCAGCCCAATTCACCGGGCCAGAGATATTGGTGGAAGGTGTCGGTTAGGCGGGCGCCCTCGTCCGAGAGGAAGAAGTCTTCGAAGATTGAGCTCACTTCGTAATCGACAGTCCGGCCGTTGGTTTTGACGTTCAAGGTCGCGACGTCCAGCAGCCCGTTGAATAGTAGCAGCGGGTCGCCGAGCACTTGGCCGGTCATCACGTCGATCGCCCCGAGCCAGAGCCTGACCGATGATCCCTGCATAGTTACCGACGCCAGCTGCGCCGCTGCTGCATCGCTCGCCGGAACGAACGTCAGGGACAGAGCCGGCGCCTCGTCACCCATGCCGTCGGTCAACGTATCGATTGCCGAGAAGACGCCGATAACGTCGTCGCGCCCTGTGAATGTGTCGATCTCGCCGTCGACCGCGAACTTCACGACACCGGACCCGACCAGCAGGCGAACCGTGCGGCCTGGCAGGTCCATGCGGATGGCGCCGAATATGGTCGCACGATTCTGCTGCAGGGCCGCGTCGAGCGCGGGGGATAGCTGCGACATCAGGCGATCTCGGTGATCGTAAAGGACAGGCCCTGCACGCGCGCCGGGATCATCGTCCACCCGCCAGCATCGCCCGATAGTTTGCCCTCGATCATCGGCACGGCGAACTCGCAGACATCGCCGTCGGCAGGCTCAATGCGGAGCATGGGGCCGATTGGGATTGCCGCCGTGCCGTCTGCGGCGACCACTGTCTCCTGGCGCACGTAATGCAGGTACCGGCGTTGCGCGTGAACGATCGAGAAGAACTGTCGGCGACGGAAGGCATAGTTCGGCGTTGCCGCGCGGACATTGAGCACCATCCCAGCCTGATCGGCGCCGTCCACGACGACCTGCCCGACGGGACCGGGGTAGAAGCCCGGCTGCGGGAAGCGGCACGTCACCGTCTCGCCCGTCATCCAGGCGTCCATGAGCGCTGCGGTCCAAAGCCGTCCATCGGGCTCGGGTTGCAGGTTCGGAGTCTGGATCGTCATCGACATGCGCGAGCCCACGAACCCGAGCCACTGCTCGATACCGCCGGTGGGCGGGGTTTGCCATCCGCCGAACACGACGGGGGCAGGGGCCGCAGACTTCGGCAGCGGCTTGTTGGGGAGGTAGATGGTCAATTGCGCCTCCCGAGCGTCCGGCGACGCGCCTTGCCCATTTCCATGCGCCCCAGTTGCGCGCCGCCCGCCGCGATGCCGGGGGCGGCCGCGCCGATACGTTGGTCAGCGGCATCCGAGACGCGGGCCGTGAACATCGCATCGTTCAAGCTGATATCGACCTTCACGCGTGAGCCCGCGCCGCTGCCACCATCCATGCGACGCGTGGCGCCGGCGGAGCTGACCCGCGTACCCTTGGGCAGCCAAGCGCGCTCCGGACCATGCTCGCCGATCAGGGCAGTGCCCCCAGACCAATACTCGGTTCCAGCCGCCAACTTCGGGAGGTACGGCCCGCCGGTCGCGGTCACACTGCCGACATTGAGGTCCGCGCCGACGAACGAGGACGACCCGCCGGCAAGCGCTGCGCCACCGCCAAAGAGCTTCGTGAATGCGCCAAGTAACCCACCGGTGCCCTTCGCGGCGTTACCAAGCGTCCAGTTCGCCAGCATTGTGGCAATGGCGTCCAGTCCGCGCTGTTTGAAGGTATCCATGATGGACCGAGTGCCGCCGGACATCGCGTCGCGGTAAAAATTGGCGAGATCACGAATCCCATCCTTCCGCTTGTCGTAATCGTCGGACCGCGACTGCACTTCGGCATCACGTTGAATCTGGATTTGGTTTATCGTGTCGGCGAGGGGATCGTCGGTGCCGAACAATACCTTGAACTGCGCAAGCTGGGCGTCAGTCTGACGCTTTTGCTCCTGATGGAATAGCTCCATCTTGTAGCCCGACGCTTGACCGACGGTGAGCTTGCCCGCCGTCTGAAGCTTAGCGATCTTGGCGAGCGACGTAGCGTATTCGTCGGCTGCCTGGCGGGCTGGGTCAAACTGCTTAACGACCTCGTCGAGATCGTCGTCCAGTTCCTTGTTGGCCTTGGCGAGATCCCGTGCGTCCTTCGTCGCATCGGCCGACGCGGTGCGCTGCGCCGCGGTGCGCGCCCACTCGACATGCCAATGCCCGCGCTCGGCGAACACCTTCGTCAACCGAACGCCTTCCTCGGCGAACGCATCCTTGATCTTCTTCGCGGTGATACCCGCCTGGAACTGAATATCTAGTGCATTGCCGCGCTCGTGTGCGCTGGTACCCGGTTTGGCGACCGGGTTGTCCTTCGGCTTCCCCTTAGCGATCCAGTCGTCATACAGCTGCTGCTGGCGGGCGGTGCTGCGGTCGGCACTGTTGACCTGCAGGCCAGCGGCTCGTGCTATCGCGGATGCTTCCGACGACGTGACCTCGCGGCCGTACTGGCGTGCCGTCTCGCCCAGGGCCTTCTGCTTATCCTGTTCGGCCTTCAGCGCTGCGGCGCGGTTGATCTCGATCTGACCAAGTTGCCGCGTCAGCGCCGTCGTTACGACGTTGTGGGCCTTTGCCGACTTATCCGCCGCAGCCTGCGCCGCACGGCCCTGCTCGTCATAGCGCCGATTGATTTGCGCGATCGGGTCAGCCATCCGCTTTGCGGCTTCGGCAGAAAGCCCCACGCGCGTCCGCTGGACGTCGTCTTTCGCGGTAGTGATAGACGCGTCGAGCGCCTTCAGCTGCCCTTCGAGCTCGGTGATCCTAGCTGACGCCGCGGCTACGGTGACATCGGCGCCCTGCGAGCCTGAGCGGGTCGCAGCCGATCGGGTCGCGCGCACGGTGGTTAGTTCGCCGGCGATCCGTGCCCGCGACGTCTCTAGCGTTTTCAGGTCCTGCTTCGCGCGGATGTTCAGTTGCTCGGCATTCGTCCGCAGCGACGTGTTCTGCTTATTCAACTCTTCGGTAAGCGCGGCGATATCCGCCCGAGCAGCTACCTCGGTTTTCGAGAACGCGGCTTTGGCGCGCGAGGCGACGCCTGTCTTCTCAGCGTTGTCCTTGAGTTCCTTCGTCTCCTTCTCAAGCGCGTTCCCGCCCTCGAAGATTTTGGCCACGAGGGGCGCCAGGAAAGTTAGGGCGACTGTGGCAGCAATCCCCCAGCCGCTCGTCAGGAAGTTGCCGACGGATGCGAGCTTGCCGCCCATGCCTTGCACCGCAAATGCCGCCTGGCCGATCTGCTGCGAGAACGCGGTTGCGATGCTGCCCCCGTTGGAGACCTGGACGCTGAAGTCCTGAATCTGCTGGCCGAGCATCATATAGGACTGCCGCTGCTGGCCGGTCTTCCCGTTCACCATGCCGTGCGCGCCCGACACTGCATCCAGCGCCGCCTGCTCCTGACGAAGCTTGGCGACATAATCGTCGAGCGAAATGGCGCCGGCGCTGATCAGTGACCGAGCTTCGCTCATCTCGCGGTCGAATCGCTGCTGAGCGCCAAAGGCCGGATCGATCGCGGCGCGCAGCGCGGTCGCCCGTGCCTCCATCTTCGCATACGCGGCCTCGAACACGGCCGCGGACGATTCCGCGCTCTTCCCGATGTTGTCGCGGACGCCTGCCGCCATATCGAGCTTGGTCGGGTTCAGCCCGGGCAGGAGGGCTGCAAGCTTCGACGCCTGCTTGTTGGCGAACTCCATTGCAGCATCGGCGTCGCGCCCTGCCTTCACCGCCGACTTCGCCAGGCGGTTGAACGCGGCGTCACCGGTCGTGCCGATGGCGTCGAGATCGGCGACGACCTGCGCCTTGCCCTCGGTTCCAAGACGAATAGCGATCTGACGGGGCATCGGACCTCCTATTCGGTGAAATCGTCGGGCTGATCGCCGGACAGGTTGCCGATGATGATCGGTTCGACCGCCGGCAGGACGTCTGCGAGTAGAGCAAGGTCAACTTTGCGTGCGGTGCCCATGGTCATGATTGCGCCGAAGTCGAGGCCAACGGGAGCGCCCATCACACCAGACCGAAGCTGGCGATCGCAGGCTGTCAGGACTCTCCAGACGCCTTCTTCGGCCTCTGTCTGCGGTTCCTCGACGATGTACGGGCATTCGTCGCACCGCCGCCCCGTTTCCGCGGCGCAGGCTTGCTGGCAGTATCGCTGTCCGGCATCGCCGCCGCCCCAGTGCCATTCTGAGAGGCGGCGAAGGCGTTTCCCGGCTCTTCCCGCTCGCGCTCGCGCTGGACGAACGGGAGCACATAGGCGGCATCGAACGCCTCGAAGGTGACGGGGTCCGCAAGCGCCATGGCGAGGTTGTCAGGCGAGAACTCCAGCGCCTCGCCGGCACCGTCGTCGCTTTCGTCGGCCATCACGCAGACGCCGCGCCAGCCGCGCACGCCTTCGACGATCAGGGCTCGGCTCATGGCGTCACCCATTTCCTCAAGCATGTCGATCGCGGAGGTGCCGTCATCGTCCGTATCGGCCGCCGATACCGCCCGCGCAGCGCGTCGCGCGCGCATAAGCATCGAGCGGTCGATCGGGGCGAATAGAATTTCGGCGCCCATCACGGGGGTCCACTCTTCCCCCTTCGGCTTGCGGACGACGAGCATCAGGCGACGTACGACGGGACGTCGTTGATCAGCGTGACCACGACCGAATTACCCGATGCCGCCTTGGAGCCCTGCCAATTGAAGCTCTGAAGGATGCCGTTTGGGCCGGTGATCGGCTTCTTGGCCTTGGGCATGAACACGCGCCCCACGACAAAGATCAGGCTGAACGCGCCGAAGCTCCAGCCGAACGACAGTTCCATCGGCGTAGGCGGCGACGACGTCGCGGCATTGAGCAGCACTTGGTCTTTGAACCGGACGTTCACGGAACCGGACATCTGCGCCATGCCAGGGTCGCTGTCCTCGATGCGACCGTCCGGCTGGATCGTCTCGACCTTTTCAAGGTTGTTCGAATAGGTGAAGTCGGCACCGACGACGCTGCCGAGCAGCTGACCATCCTTGCGGACGAATCCCACGGCCTGCGGGAAACGCGTGGTGGCAAGCGCCGACGGGCTCGTGCTGGCAGTCTCGGTAGCGGGAGCCGTCTCGCCGATGCAGATCAGGCTGCACGTCGCGTTGAGCAGCCCGGAACGCGACTGCGAGATCCGCAGCTGGTTACCGCGCGCACCGCGGTTGACCGAGAAGGACGGGACCTCAGGATTGCCCACCTCGATCGACATCGACGGCAGCACGGTCGCGCCCGACTTGAAGACGTGCGTGAACGTGCCGGACGCACCGGTGACCTGTGGATCCCCGAAGAACAGCCGCAGCCATTGGGCGAAGTTGCGGACATCAACCGGGACAACCATGTCACCGTCGTTGGTCGCGACGTCGGGCGTCGGGTCCTGCATCTCTCGACCCATGCCGAGCAGGTCGCTTTCGATCAGCGGGCGCTCTTCGCCGAGCGAGTGGCTGACGAGCGGGACATTGAACCAGCCGGAGCTTGGGACGACGCCAGGCGTGGCCTCGAAAGCAGCGACGACCCGGGCGTTAGAGCCGCGGGCGCGGGTAGGGGCGACGGCCATTCGGCTTCTCCTTCAGGACAGTTCAGAATCGGTGACGTAGGTGGCGGTGAGCACGAGTTCGGCGCCGCGGGGCGGTTGCGCCCCCTCGGTGAAGATGTCTTCGCTGCCCGGCGCTGAGATGCTGAGCCAGTCGCAGAGCCCGCCTAGGTGACGGTCAGCCGCGATCGCCGCGCCGAACTTCACAAGCATCTTATCAAGCGCTTCCTCGCTGGTGAGCGTGGGCGTCTCGACGGCCGTGAACTCGATTGGGATCCGGTGGGACCAGTTGTAAGCGAGCGGGCTGAGATCGACCTCAGGCTCGCCGGGGTCTCCCGTACGAATGACAATGCGGCCGTTTGCAGGCACGCGGGCAGGCGCAGCTTCCTCGCCGTCGAGCCCGACGACCTCGGCAAGCGGCACCGCGACGGCAGTGAGAAGCTTCAGCGCCTTCAGGATGTCGAGCTTCTTGCTCATTTTGCCCCCAGACGCTCGGTGAAGCGAGATTCGAAGTTCGCAGCCCAGCGCTGCGCTACGACGTCGAGGTCGAGCACGCGCGGCAGGCGGACACTGGGCACCATGACGAACATCAGCACCGGCTTGGGATCACGGCCCTGCGCGCGGCGCCCCTTGGTCGCGACACGGAACCCGCGGCCATTGCGCGCGCCGACGGCGTTGATGAAGGCGAGCACGCGGCCGGACCGACCACGCTTGAAGAACAAGTCCTGGTTGAAGGCGTTCTCGACTTGGGCGGGGGTCATCTTGCTACTGGAACCACGCCGCCCGCGCGCGCTGGGCACGTTCTTGGTCGGGATGGCAAGGAACCGGCGCCCGGCGAGCGGCACGATCTGCGCGCCACGCGAGAAGGCGTCGATGATGTCGGGAGCGTTCGACCAAATATAGCCGGAGGGGGTCACGCTGCGGCGTTTCTCGGGGAAGACGCGGTCGCGCCAGGTGTTCGCCAGACGCTGGCCCATCCCAGCACCGGTGACCTGTTCCCGCAGTTCCAACAGCGCCTTGTACGTCGTGTCCCGCATGGCGAGCGACGCGGCTTCCGCCAGATCGCCCTCGATGCCGTCCATGAGGGACTTCATGTCGAAATCGCCGACGTTGATTCTCACTCGACCGGGCTTCCGCCAATGGTCGTCGACAGGCCCTCGACGTCGATCATGGGCTCACCGAGCAGCTTGAACCGGGTCGTGCCAATCCGGACGATTGCACCCTTTTCCGGCTCAACATCTGACTTCCGGATCTCGAAGACGTTCGTGCCCTCGATTACCTGCTGCTCGCCGAAGCCGACGGCCTTATCCGGCTGGCCGCGAATGACGCGGATAGGCTTCGGGCGCTCGGCACCGCCTTTCGGCGTGTAGAACGCCTCGCTCGACCCCGGCGCGAAGAACAGGACGTCCAGCGCTGCGGCGAACGGGTCCACGATCAGGCCCTATTCTGCCGGCGATCGCGGATCGCGGTAGCCAGGTCATCCTTCACGGCCGCAGGTCCGATGTTGACGCCCTCGACTGCAGCGACCTTGTGCAACTCGTCGACTTTCAGGGAATTGATGTCGTCCGCCTTGGCGAGACCGACCTTGATCAGGTCGTCTGCTTCGTCCGGAGCAACCTCAATCGAGCCTTCGCTCGGGTAGCGCATGGCACCAGCGACCGGTGCGGCGCCGAGTAGCACGATCTTCTTCATAGGATCGCTCCAGACAATGGACGGACGACGTGTCGCGCACGCCGCCCGTCAGTTTTCACCGGGTAAAGGGGAGGGAACCCCGGTGGGTTAGGCTACGTAGACCAGCTTGGCGGCGCCCGTGGTGGCCGCCGAGGCCGCTCCCTGAGTGGCAACAGCAACCTGCGTATTGCCGGAGGCGGTCGTGGTCAGCAGCTTGGTCGTCGCATTCCAGTAGAGCTTGATGCCCTGTGTCCACGCTTCGCCCGTCGTCTTGGGAAGCGAGTACTCACCGGTGGTCACGCCTTCGACTGCGGCGCCGATAGCGGCGTCGTTCGAAGCGACCGCGAAGATCGATCCGACCATGAACGGCGCGCCGGATGTAAGCGCATACGGCGCGATCAACGGGAGGTTATTGGCTTTCTGCCGGATAAGGTTCTTCATTGGTCGGACTCCTTAGCTCGCCGGCTTTGCAGCCGGCTTTGCGGACTTGGTTGCCTCGGCATCCTCGATCTCGTCCTTGTCCAGGGCGCCATTCTTGAGGAGGTGGGCGGCGTATTCGTCGGTAACCGTGAACGGACCCTCGGACGGCGAGCGCGGCACGCCGTTCTGGTCGGGGATGAAGACCGTCATGGTCGGCTTGATGAGTTTCATGGGATCGCTCCAATCGATATGCGAATGGGGCGGCAGTGGCGCCGCCCCGAAGGTCGGCGGGCTTAGTTGCCGGGGTTCTTGTATCCGCCGGCGTAGCCGATGGCCTTCGCGTTGAAGTCGACGCGACCCTTGTACTCGATGCCGTCGACCTCCCAGCCAATACGGCTGTCGGTGTAGAGGCGATCGGCACCCTGAAGGTAAGCGACCTGGACGACTGCGGCGCGCGCCGGATCTGCGAACAGGTACCAGGCGTTGCCGACGATCCGCGGCTCGACGATCAGCGTGAGGCTGGTCACCCATGCCGGGACGGCGTCACCGACGCGAGCCGGGTTGATCGTGCTGAGGAACTGGAGTGCTTCGGTCTCCTTGTCCGGGCCGACCACGAGGTAGCGCGGCACGATATTGGCGGTGTGAACGCCGTCCCGGTTCTTCTGCTTGCGCATAGCTGCGCGAGCGAGGCCGATGTTGACGACGTCGATCGCGCTGCCGGTGCCGAGGTTGCCGTGACCGACCGAGAACAGTGCGTTCCCGTCGGACATGACGACGTTGCTGTTGATGAGCGCCCAGAAAGCGTTCGCCTCGTGGATCGATGCACCTTCGCCGATCTTGTCGAGGCGCTCACCGATCAGGCCGAGCTGGTCGTTGATCAGCAGCTGGCGGCTAAACGAGAACGCCTTGCCTGCGGTCCACAGCTTGAAGCTGTCGCCGAGGTCCTGGAACGAGCCGTAGGTGTATTCGCCGTTCTCGGCGATCACCTGGAACTCGTTAGTGCCCACCATGCCGACGATCGGGACGGGCCGGAAGTCGCGGGCCGTGGTTTCGCGGGCGAGCGGGCGCCACGTTTCCTCGAAATCCTCATAGGTCTGGACGATTCGGATATCGCCCGCGCTTTGCAGGGCGATAGCGAAGTCGCTGGTCGTCAGCGCGCCGTGACGCTGGAAACCGAACGCCGACCCGGCCAGTTCGAGCGGCCCCATGGTGTGAGTTCGCGTGCCCTGCCGTTCGAGGTACATTCGGGCAATTTCCAGAGCGGAGCGGCTACCGAACATCTCGCCGCCGTCAGCGGGCTGTGAGCGGCTGTCGGTGATACGGACCGCCAGTGCGCCGGTCATCGCACGGCGAAACTTGTCGCGCTCATCGACCCGAACGATGCCGGGGGCCGTGCGGCTGTTGTTGATATCGGGCACGCTGTTTCGCTCCGCATAACGGGTGGTGACCTCCGACAGGAGCGTTTCGGCCGTGAACGGCTCGGTCTCGTGGCGGAGCATAAGTTCGCGCGCATCGGCGTCGCCCAGGCCGCGGCAGGCATCGTTGATGCGAGCCATCGTCATGGCGCCCGAGCGCGTTTCGGTCGTGGGATCGACTACGACCAAAGCGTTGGCCGTCTCGTCGGTGTCGGTGGTGGTGATGTCGGTGGCGACCGCGTCGGCCGCCGCCGTATCGATGGCGTCTGCCATGATGTTCTCCGTTTCTTCGGTGGAGGCGGCGGTGCCGCGAACGACGCAGGGGAAAACCCGCGTTTCGGAGCCGGAGCGCGTCTGCGCGCCAGCGTCGAACCCTACGCAGACCATGGAAAGCTCAGTTGGCTCCCAATCGGTCGCGAGCATATGTGGCCGCTCGCCGGCTGCTTCGGTGCGCAGCCAGGCGTGGACCTGATAGCCGACGCTCACATTGCGAATGTGGCCGTCGATAATCTTTTGGTTGATATCGGCGACGTCGGGCGTCGTCGCGAGACTGACGCGCGCGATCCCTTCACCATTGCCGACAGAGACGGAGCCGGGAACGACCGAGCCGAGCACTGATTCCAGCGCATAGTCGCGGTGGCTGTTCAGCAGCGGCGCGCCAGCGTTCAGGCGATCAAGCCGAACAGCGCCAGGCTCGAGCGACAACTCTTCTTCGTAATACGCACCGTCATACCAGTCGAACCGGAGCCCCTTCGAGCCAGTCGTCCAGACGATCTCGATCGAATTGTCTTCAGCCCGATACGACGCCGGCCGCGTGGTCGCGGCGCGGGTCATCATCGGTGCGGCAGTCTGCCGCTCGCGCGGCTGCACGTCAGCGGTCATGCGATGTTACTCCGGTGGTTATGGTCCCGCCCGAGCCGCGCTGTGCGGCCGGTTTGGCTAACTGGGCAGGCGAGAGAGGATCGCCGAGGAACGCGAGTCCGAGATCCTTTTGCGCCTTGGTGTCGTCGCCGACCTCCTTGAGGTGGGTCTCAAAATCCTGACCGCGCTCGTTGACCTTCTCGCGCCGACTGGAAACGCCGATCTGCATCTCCAGCAGGTCGGCCTTGGCATCGTCGAGACGGCTGATCGTCTGGAAGGGCGGTGGCGTCCACTTCATCTCGGGGAAGCGGGCGCCGTGACGGCCTGAGCCGAGCCCAGCCTCACACCATGCGTCCCAGACCCAGACGAGCAAGCGGGGGATGAGCCCCAGCCACTGGAACGCGCCGATCGACAACTTGAACTCGTTGGCGCCCGCTCGGTAACTGGAGAAATTGACGTTCGAGAGGTCGCCGGTGACACCCTCGTACGTGACCTGCGCGCCGGCCGCTATGCGGAGACCGCCCCAGCGCAGATAGTCGGTAAGACCGCCGGCCGCCTTCGGTTCGCCGAACGACATCCGCTCTCCGGGCTGCCCGTAGCTGATCATGCCCGGATAGAAGGACTCGACGCGGGCTTCCTGACCGTCACCGACCGGCATGCCCACGCTCGATTTTTGACCGACCGTGAACTCTTCGTCGCCAAGGTTCTGCGCGACAAAGCCGACGAAGCAGCTTTCCATCCGCTTGCGGACGCCTTCGGCTTCCAAATAGTCGTCGATCCCATCCAGTGCGTCGATAACCGGCTCGAAGTGCGACGACCCGCGCCATTGGCCGGGCTCGTCACGCACGAACAGGTGTTTGACGTGCTTGGTCTCAATTCGCTCAGAATTGGCCGGATCGAAGCTATCGACATCCTCGAGCGACTTGCGAAACCAGTATGCGACCGGTCGACCGCTGACATATTCGATGCCGTGACGGATGTTTTCGCCGGTTTTGCCCGTGTCGAGCTGGTCGACGCTCAAAACCTGAAGACGCAGGGGATTGACCTGCGTGCTGGACGCATCGATCCGCTTGACGATGAACACTTCGCCATCGAGCAACCAGGTACGAACGATCAGGCGCTGAAGCGCGTAGAAGTCCTCCACGCCGTCCCAGTCGCAAACCTTGGTCCACGCGTTCCAGGCCTTCAGGAAGCTCGGGCTCTTTACCGGCGACCCGGTTATGCCAAACCCAACAATATTGTTCAGCAGACTACCCATCGCCTTACGGGCGAACGGGTTGAGCTTGAAGGTGCGGCGAATCCGATCGCGCGTGAGGCGATCCATTGGAGCCGTCTTCGCCGCACGCCCGCGCACGCGGTCGTTCGGATCGTTGACCCGCCAGTTGTCACCGTTGAATCGCTTCTCGGTGCTACGCTGAATCGCGTCGATCTGATGCAGCTGCACGCGAGCGCGGGCGCGACGTGCGCCCCACTGCGGCGCAGCCGTGCGGATGGCGCGATCCATCCAGTTCACCGGCGAACCATCCGGCCTATGGAGAAACGGTGCCTCGGGCTGACTTGGCTCTCGGCTGCCGCCAGTTCGCCTTTGATGTCGCCACGCAAACGGCGCATTTCATCAAGGGAATGGAATTCGGTCGAACGACCGTCGGCGAACGTGACTTTCTTGACGCCCGACAGGATCGCGGCGTCGAGCTTGTCGAGGTCTGACTGCTGGAACGCCATCAGCGCCTCCTTCCTTGAGCCCAGTTCGGCATAGGTTTCACCCACTGCTGACGCTGTTTTTTTTGACGATCGCCGGCCGTTTCGCGCGTCAGCTTGGCCGGAGGTGAAAGCGGAGCCTCGGGCTCGGGCGAAACGGCCTCAACGACTTCGTTGAGGCGAATATTTGCTTGCAACAGCCCCATAAGAGCGGCGTAAGCGTACACCCGGCAGTCCAGGGCCTCGTTGGCCTTGCCCTTTGGCAAGTCCCAGACCGTGTAACGTCGACCTGCGGTAACCTTGGTCAGCAGCCGCTCGGCGACCAATTGCATATACCAACCCAAATCGCGCTTCGCTTCGAAGTGCATATAGCCGGGACCGGGCTCATCGAGCCCGAGTCGGTTGCGTATAGAGTCCTTGGCGGCGTTGGTGCCGACGATGATCGGCCGAAACTTCGACTGGCGCTTTGCGCTAATCTTCGTTGCCGGCCAGACCGGCCCACGCTCACCATTCCGCGCGCTCTGGCCTTTGACAGCCCAAACACGCCGACCGAGGCGCGCTTTAGCAAACGCATAGACCGCCTGCGTGTGGTGACCGCCGGAATCGATACAGGCTGCGGAGACGGTGAACTCCCGGCCGTCGGCTCGGGTGAACGTGCGCAGAAGCTCGGCGTCGACGCGCCGCCAGAGCTCTTCGGTTGCCGGGTCGCCGTGGACGACCACATAGTCGAGCGACCAGCTTTCCTCACCATGACCCCAGCCGACGAACTCAATCTCAATCCGGTCATCCTGCGTATCGAGGCCGGCCGTGATTAGCCCGACGCCGTCAGCTACCTCGCCGGGCCATTTTTCGGCGCGGCGCATCAAGACCTCTCCGGCAATGTCCTTCGCGGCCTGCCGCTTATGCGGTCGACCAAGTTGGGTATTGTCGAAGGTTACTCGCTTGTCCGGGTCAGCCTTCGCGGCGATCCACTTCTTGGCGATGTTGGCTGGCTTGTCTTTCGGCCAGGGACTGAACAGCTTCGACGCGGTGAACGACGCGTGCTCATTATCGACCGCCCACCGTCCGCAGTCCGAACACTTCGCCCGGTACACGGCCCAGCGATCGGACGCCCACCAGTCCCAGACGATGCCGACCGGGTCGGGCGCGTTGTCCCCAGCGACCGGGTCAGCCCATGCGCGGGCATAATCCTCCATCGGATCATGCCGTTTCCCGCAGCAGGTGAACGGTCTGGTCTGATGCCAGCGCGTGGTTCGCAGCGATATGAGGCGCTGGCCTTCCGACCAGGCTGCCCCGCACGCCTCGCAGTGAATCGCGGCGCCCGCTGTATTATGTTCACCGGTCTCGTCGTCCGTTTCCCAATGGACGTGCTTGAAGAACTCGAGGAAATTGCGATGGCCGCAGTGCGGGCACTCGACTGAGGCCTGCCGCTGATCGCCCTCGTTATAACTGGCCTCGATCAGGCTCTCGTCGGCGATCGTCGGTGAACACGCCCGGATCGACAACCAGTTCGCGTAGGTGGCCATGCGCTCGTCGATGATGTCGAGCGGGTTGCCTTCGCGTGTGATCGGGTACTTATCGACCTCGTCCGCCATGCCGACACGGATCGGTCGGCGGGCAAGGTTGTCGGGGCTACCTGCCCCGGCCAACGCCGCGAAGCCGCCGGGAAACGACTTGTAGAGCAGCGTCTCGTCAGCGTTCCGCGTCTTGCCCGAACCGAAGATCGCCCGGAGCGCCGGGGTGGCGCGGATCAGCGGGGTGATACGCTCCTTAGAGAACTGCTCTGCCGCATCCTCTTTCGGCTGGACGATAAGCATCGGGCCGGGATCGAGGTGCGCGAAGTAACCGAACGTGTTTTCCAGCAGCGCGGTCTTCATCAACTGCGTGCAGACCATGACGCTGATCTTGTGGACGCCGGGTTCGGTCACCGCGAGCATCGCGCCGCGAGCAACCTCTACTGTGGACGTCCGCCATTTGCCGGAAGTGCTGCCCGCCTCCTTCGCGAGCCGTCGGAAAGTATCCGCCCAGTCGCAAACACTGATCCGCGGGGGCGGTGTCCAGCCCTTCCGGGCAGATGCCCGGAGCCGGTCAGCCTTCGCGCTTGCTGGTGAAGTCGGCTTCGGGGTCCCCAAGGTCGTCAAGCTGCTGATGGACATGGACGGTTAGGGCCTCCACGACCTTGTCAGCCTCCATCCCGAGTTCCGCCGCGAGAAGTGGCCCGATCCGCGTTGGGAAGTTCATCCAGGCATCGCGCTGGCTGCGCTGGGTTTCGAACAGAACTGCCTCAGCGACCTCGATCTCAACTAGGTGCCCGGCGTCGCGCCGGGCAGCGAGCAGATGCTTGGCGGCCAGCGCGTTTTCCTTCACCCGCTCCGCTGTTGCGGTGTCGGCGTAGGTCCCGGCAAGGACGTTATCGAGGAATCCTTCGATCTCCTCGGCGAAAAGACTTTCGGCCGCTTCCTCGGTTTCGTCGGCTGTCGGTGCGGACACCTTCTTGGTGCGGACACGTGTGCGGACAGTTTGCGGAATGTCCGCACTGATGTCCGCACGGCGATTCTGTTTCCGCCAGCCCGATCCTGCGAGTGCAGGGTCGAGCTTACCGTCGGGCAAAGTCTTGAGTTTACCGGCGGTTAGGGCGCGACGAACCAGCTTGTCGTTGCATCCGTCCAGCCGAGCAAACTCGCGGACGCTGACCCCTACAGGTGCGGACATTTGACTGCGGACACCTTTCAGACCTCAGAGCTGGGAAACATACACGCCTTTGCCCCCCGTATTACTTGGGAGGCCGGGAAGGACCCAAGGATGAGGCGGACTCTTGTCTTGCAATGCGGCTCCGGGCAGTTTCAAGCGTCCGCGAATCGGCGGGCGGGGAGAATGCAATGGCTTGGTATCAAGACGCCACTCGAGTCCGGCAGTTGACCGGCGATAAGGACTTCGAGACACTCCATGAGCCCGGGCAAAAGGTACCTCATTCCGGGATCTACATCTGCACTGGTTGTTTGCGGGAGGCGACCTGCAACAACGGAGATCCGTTGCCGCCGCAGAACCACCATCAGCATCCTGTTGGTACGCCGATACGTTGGAAGCTGCTCGTATATACGAATACGTACGGCGCTGGCTAACTGATGCCGCGGCATAGCCCGCTGCAGAATTAGCCGTGAGCGGCCACCGCCGCTATGGCTGAACAGACCAGCGTAAGAGCGACGGCGGTGAGCGAAGTTCTCAGCACGTTCGCATTGGCGGCAAGCACGTCTTCGTTGTCCTGGATCATCTCGTCGTAATGGGCGGCCATAGCGCCTCGGTCTTCATGAAGTGTATCGGCCGAAGATATCTCCCGGAGCCAATCACTGGGGCGATAGCCAGGCATAGACCACTTCAAAGGCTGAGCGCTCCACAACGCGATTAGCGTTCCGAAGCCAAAGCCAATGACGATGGTGATCAACGATGCCCGCCCGACAGGTGACGAGGGTAGTGAAACCAACGCCGCAATTGCTGCGGCTTCCAGCGTGGCGAGGAAGGAAGCGAAGGTCATGCCGCGTTGATCGGCGGCAATCGCTACCGTAAGCTGTGCTGCAAGCCGAGTCTCTGCCAGCCGGATGATCTCATCCAGCCGATAGCCCGGTGCGATGGCATATGGAGACGTTGACATGCAGCCTTCCTTCCACACTGCGCCGACCAAGCCTGAGAAGGGCACGAAGAGCAACACCGAAAAGGTGCAGAAGCGTGACGGAGGTTTGGCTCAGGACAAAAAGCCAAGGCCTGAGAACCACAAGCCCGATACCAACAAGAAGCACTAGGCCCTGTAGTCTTGGCATTGTCACCCGGCGGATAGGAGCGCAGCCTCTGCTTGCCGCGACTCGCGAGCAGGGGAGAATGAAATGGCAAAGGATAAAGGTCCGCCGAGCTACCGAGATGCCGGCACCGGGCACTTCGTGACACCGGGCTATGCGAAAACGCATCCGGGCTCAACGGAGAAGGAGCACAACAGCCCTCCGCCGAAGAAGGGTAAGTAACCGACCGCTTCTGCGCTGATGGGGCTGGTTAAACCCGCTCCATCAGCGCCCACGTACGGCCGCGCGCAGATCCTGCGCCGCTTGCTCCACGTCCCCGATCAACCGATCACTACGGCCATGATGGCGCGACCCACCGGCCATATCCTCAGCGATACGCAGCACTCGCATGCCGATCGCCTCGAGCATGTCAGCGGTGGCGGGTTTGCAGCGAGCGGGCATCCGACCTCCAGAACCGCGTCATCGTTCTTCACGATTGCGCCACATGTCAGCCACATCTGCAGAGCACAGAGCAGTCGGCGATGGTCGACGACCTACCGCCGACTTCGTACGATGCTGGGCCGTGCAATCTTTCACACGGACACGCGGTCCAGCTACGAGGATCAAAACATCGCTTAGTTCGCGAGTTGCCCACCGTGACGATGCCCGGAGGCCATGTCCTCGGCCATGCGCAACACACGCCTGCCGATGGCCTTGATGCGGTTGGCAGTGGTCGGTTGAATCCTATTGCCACCGTGCCTCCCCGTAAGGTGCCCGGTAACGGTACCTTAATCGATGTGGGAGCAGGCTCATGTGAGGGGGCGTGCCGAATGAAACGTGAAGTGCTAGACGCTGATGCATCGGCAGAATGGGACCGCGAGGCGGCTTATCATCTTGGCCGTGCCGCGCAGGAAAGCCGGCTCGCTGCGCGAGCAATCGCACCAGAAGCTCGTGAGGCTCACACCACGTTAGCGGCGAGGCATTTGGCATTGGCCTCAGTCGCAGAGGAGGTCGCGGAGGAGGTCGATGCCGCGCCTGTCCACAGCTCCAATCTATCACAGATTCGATACATCCTGACCTCATCCTTCCCCAAGGCGCAGGATGAGGCCGCGAAAGGGCGTGACGATCAGCCAGATCTCTAACATCGTCAGAAGCGGAGGCCTCTGCGAGTGTACCGGGGAGCGCAAGAGCCGAAGCTCCAGATCGTCTAGCCCCACAACCGCTAAAGGCGGTGGCGTTCCAAAGAACTGAACCCGCTTATACTCATGCGCGAGCGAGTTGCCAAGCCTCTACCGTGACGACCAACATGCCGCCGAAGACAACGACTGCAGACCGCCCGTCGCTACTCTCGACAACGCCAGTTACGCCGGTGAACGACGGCATGTCCTCGACTGTCACATGCTGACCAGCATCGAAGGTGCCGCGTTCATTTCGCAGTGCCTTGCGCCGCTCGGCTTCGCTGATCCGCATCGCACGTATGCGCTCGCGCTCGGTCTTCAGCGCCGCCTTGCGAATACGCTCCGCCTCCTCCCGGGTCTCAGCCGCACGGATTGCTTCGATGACAGCGGAAGCCTCGCGCTCAGCATCCTGCAGCCCGATGACGGAGGCGTTAGCGATCACGGGATAGCGGCCGCCATAACGAAAAACCGAGAACTGCGGGTGCGGCGTGATGTCAGCGCAGGCAAGCTGGGCGAGCAGGTACAGGTCCTTGGCGCGGGCGAACACGAACGTCGGCAGGATCGGCGCATCAACCTCGATCGTCGGACGCGTGCCATCGAGCCGCGGCTTTACGCCCGCTTTCACCCGCTTCAGGGTTTTACGCGGGCTCCAGGCTTCGAAGCCTGCCTTGGTCAGCGAGTCCGCCAAAGCCAGCGTGCGACCGCCCGAGGTTCGCAGGATGCACCAGTCACCCGCCATCAAACCGTCTCCCGCATTGGGATTAGGGCCGTGGGCGGTCCCGGTATCGCCATCCGCCGGTAGCGCTCCGCAGTCGCATGGCTGGCAGCGAACGCCTCGTCGGCATCCGCGGCCTGTGATTTCTTCCGTCCCTCGATCCACGACACCGGGTCCGCCTTCCCGGCAGCGCTGAGGATGGCTTCGTTCGTCCACTTGTCACCGTGCTCCCGCCGCCACTTTGCGATCAGGGCACCCGCCTGGTTCCTCGACTTCCCCGCTGCGACCAGCAGCGCAACGCCAGCGTCGAACAAAGCCTTCTTCGGATCGACAGCCGGCGGAACGTCGGCAGTTACGTTAGTAACTGTATCTCTCTGTCCCTCTCCCTGTCCCTTGGGAGGCTCAAGGACTCCTAGAGTTATCCCTGAAGGATCGCTTTGGGATTGCTGCTGCCCGTCCTTTTGGGATCCCCAGCGCTTGCTGTTCCCCTTCTTGGAGCGAGCCCGATACGACAATTTCTTGGCCCACGCCTCGGTGGCTTTCTCGCAAACGATCGGATGATACAAACGACCGTCGCTGCACTCGATGAAGCCCCGCAACGCGATCGTCTTCAACTTTGCCCATTTCGCGCCTGATCCGGATAGGTGGGCAAGCACCCGGTCGTCGGCTGGGAGACTGCCCGCCGGGACCTGTTGCCACGCCTTGCACCAGAGCGTCATCGCCGCCTTGAACTCATCGCCGGTCGATAGCGCGAACATGTCGCTATCGAGCAGGCGCACCGTGTCGAGCGGCATGAAAGCGAAGTCCCGAAGATCGCAGTCTACGGGTGTGAGAGGCGCAGGCAGATCAACGTTCGGCATCGTTATGCACCTTCCCTGGAACTGTAGAAATCGCTGCCGCGGACGGCTGAGTTTGCACCGAAGAACCAGCCCAGGGCCTTGCCTGAAGGGCCGCTGCGGCGCTTGGGGACGAGGAACTCGACCTTGTTGCGCACGGCCTCCATGTCGGTCCGCCACGCCTCGTATTTGGGGCCGAACTGATCCTCTGGCTCCTGCTTCTTCAGGTATTCCTCCTCGCGGTAGACGAAGAGGATCACGTCGGCATCCTGCTCGATCTGGCCGCTGTCGCGTAGGTCGGACGGCATGGGACGCTTGTCCGGACGCTTTTCGACGTCGCGGCTGAGCTGCGCCACCGCCATCACGACGAGGCCCTCGGACTTGGCGAACTGCTTGAGCCCGACGCTGACTTCGCTCGCATGCTCGTACGGCGACATCCCCTTCCGGCTGTGCGCCATGAGCTGGAGGTAATCGACGACGACCAGCTCCAGCTTCTCGCCCTTCGCGGCCAGCTTGCGCTTGTGGCTGCGCGCCTGGCGGATCAGCTTGGCGAGCGTGAGGCCCGAGGTTTCGTTGATCTCGATCGGCAGCTCGTCGAACCGCGCCTTGGCCGCCATCATCGCGCCCATCTCGTGCGGGCGGACCGTACCGTCGCGAACGTGCTCGTACGGTACGCCGCCCCGCGTCGAGAAGGTCATGTCGGCGAGCATGCGTCGGGTGAGTTCGTCCGCGCTCATCTCGAGCGAGAAGATCAGGACGCCGTGACCCATGCCGGCTGCGCCGATCGAGTACGACGTGACGAGCGATGTCTTGCCCATGCCGGGGCGCCCGCCGACGACGACGAGGTTCGAGGGCCGCAGCACGCCGATCGCGCCATCGAGCGAGTTGATCGTGCCGCAGCGGACGCCGATGATGGGCTTGCCGAAGCTGTCGATGACGGCCTGCGCGTATGTGCCGACGGACGCCTGCGCCGTGACCACCTGCTCGGCGAGTTCGGCGACGGCTTCGTCCGCGTTTGCAATCAGCTCCTCGCGGTTCACGGAGAGATTGCGGGCGGATGCCACAACGTCCTTCAGGCCCGCCACCATTCGGCGCCGGCTCGACAGCATCGTGATCTGGTCGAAGTACGCCTTGGTGCGCGCCTTCGGTCCGGCGTTAAGGTGGGCGGCGGCTAGGACTGAGTACGCGCGCGGCCATTCGCCGTCTTCGGCGAAGTGCGGCGCCAGCGTGACCACGTCGACCGCGCCGGCCGCGGACTGCTCCAGCATCTTGCCGTAGATCCGGCCGTAGAGCGGGACCGAGAAGTCGGCGGGGCGGCAACGATCGGCCACCTCGTCGATCAGCCGGTTGTTGGCCAGCAGGTCGCCGAGGAAGCCGATCTCCGCCTCGACGTTGTAGAGCGGGCTGGAGGTCTCGGCCGTCGCGAACTGCTCCTCGAACGCGCCGCTCATGCCCGGATACCCCGGAGCTGGTCGTTCCAATCCTTGAAGCCCCCGGCAGGCCACATGATCCGGGTCGCGTACCCGCGCTCGATCAGTTCCTCCTCGGCCTTCTCGACCGCGACCCGTCCAGCAGCGTCGTTCTGTCCCGCGATGACGATCGAGACGATCCGCCGCGGATATTCGATGTGCGGCATCATCGCGGTGCCGAGCGTCACCCAAACCTCGGCGCCAAGCTCCTGCGCTAGCGAAAGTCCATCCTCGGGGCCTTCTGTGACGATCAGCTCGTCGCCTACGCTGTCGGCATCCGAGTTGATCCGCAGCGCGCCGCCCTTGATCCGCCCGAGACTGCGCTTCGGCTTCTCCATGCGCGCCTTCTGCTTCCCACCGTCGGCCAGGAAGATGCGCTGCAGGCCAATCAGCTGATCATCGCCGTCGACGACCGCGCCGACGAGCGCGGGGAGGTCGGGGCCGCACTCGCCGGTCGCGTCGTCGTACCAGGCCGGTGTCTTCGCGAACCGGATGGTGTGGGGGATCGGCATGATGATGCCGCGGCCGCGCAGGTAGGTTTCGGCAGGCGTGCCGGTCGCGGGAACCGCCTTCTCCCAAACCAGCCGCGCGCGATCGATGGCGCGTTGCCGATCGCCCTCGTCCTCCGCCGCGGCCTTCGCACGCTGCGCCGGATCCACGCCGGGCAGGCTCGCCGCGCCCAGCCACTTCATCGCGTCGAGGAAGCCGAGGTTCTCGGTCTTCATCACGTATTTGACGATGTCGCCGGACGCGCTGCAGCCGAAGCAGTGATACGTGCCCTTGGCATCGTTCAGGTGCATCGAGGGCGTGCTTTCGTTGTGAAAGGCGCACAGAGCCCGCTTCTCGTTCTTGCCGGCGCGAACGACCTTGCGGGTGCGCGCGACGACATCGCTGATGTTGTAGCGCTGCTTGGCGTCGTCGATCGCCTGGCGGAAGGCAGCGTCACGCTCGGCACGGTCCGTGGAGCGGCTCACTGTCCCCTCCCCTTCTCGGCTGCGATCATCTCAAGCCAGTGGCAGGTGATCGCATGTGCGCGTCGGATCAGTGCTTCATGTGGCGCGACTTCCTCGACCGTGGTCTGGCCGTCCAGTTCGGCACGGATGATCGATGGCAGCAGCGTCGCCAGCGTCACCGATGCGGGGTCGTCCCCGCTGCATACGGCTCCGGCATCTGCCCAGCGTCCGCCGACGAGCGCGAGCAGCGGATCCGCGAACCGCCCTCCCCACTCGTGACAACCGGCAAGGAACGTCGGCAGGTCGATCGGCGAGGCGGTGTTGGCATACGCCGCCGCGCGGTCTTCCGACTTGCCCAGCACGCGACCCATGTCGCCCCAGGTTGCGCCATCGTCGGTCTTGATCGACGTGATGACGGCGTTCTGCGTATCGACCGCGGCTGACGCGGAGAACGTACGACGGCGTCCGTGGATGTACGGTGCGTTCATGCGGCAAATGCCTCTGCATGGTGAAAGACAGGAAAGCGCGGCAGCGGATCGACCTCACGGTTATCGCACTTGCCAATCTGATCGCGGCGGTCACGGACGCCATGCGCAACGCCGACCTCGGCAACGACGTTGTGCACGGGTTCCTCGACGAGCTGGATCATCTGAACTGGATGACGATCCATGGCACGCCGCAGCGGGTGCTCAACGACATCATCGAGGTCGTTCGCGGGACGGTGCCGGTTAATGACTGAGGGTGGCATCACGAGGACAGCCGATGGGTTGCCGTTCGCGCGAGGAAGCGTAGCCTTTCCTCTTCGCGAACAGGATGGGAGAACCGAGTCGTGTCCAACCATAACGCAGACGCCTTTGCTGGCTTGGAGGCTGTCGCACTCGCGGGCGGAGCCGCCGCTGCCGGTGTCATCGCTATCTGCCTGGAGCTTGTCCGGGCGGGCGTATTGCCTTCTGAAGCCGCCCAACGCGTGCGAGACATCATGGTCGACGACATCAGAGGGAATGATGCCGAGCGCAGCGTCAAGCGCGACATCTCGGCGGCCATCAGAAAAGGCTTCGAGTGGACCGCGCCGACGCAGGAGTGAGCTTGTAGCGCCGCGCTTGCAGCGTTCCGCGGATCCAGTGAAGCGCTCGTCCCTCGTGCTCTGGCTACTCATGAGCCGAAGCCGGGCCGACAGGGAAGCGACTGACTTCTCCTACATGCACCGTCACACTTCGATCTGGTGCAAAAAACTCTTCGAGGTTGAGCACCATCCCGCGATCGCGAGAAGTCGCAAGCACTTCGCTGATCCTCTTAGAAGGCACGGTGTTCCGGACCCACCAGCCCTGAACAGTCGATTGGTTTGCGTGACCAAGCGTACGTGCCATAGCTCTTATGCCGCCGAAGCGGCTGATGATGGAACGTGCAGACATATGCTTTTGTACGCTTTTTAAACTAGCGAATGCAAGGTTGTTTTGATGGTGGACAAACCAACGATTGGGCAGCGGTTGATTGCACTTAAGGACCACAGCCGGCTGTCCCTCGCCCAGATTGCAGAGCGCGGAGGATACAGTGGTGCGTCATCGATCCAGAAACTGTTTCGCCCGAGCTATAATCCCCCCTCACTTTCTCGGAAGACTGCAGACAAGCTCTCTGCAGCTCTGGAGGGAACTGGAATACCTCCCATACGACCGCTTGAGATAAAAGCGCTCGCGGGAGAGGCAAACGAGATCGAAGAACTTATTGCCGATCTGTCACATTACACTCACCTGACATCGAAATTCATTTCCACTTTTTACACAGAGGCGAGCGCCGACCTACTGACGGACGCAGATGGAAAACCAATTTCGGCATTCCGGCTGCTTGAGAATAAAAACGGCCTTCACATGCCGTGCCCTGACTACCTGCAAGGTAAACAGCTGATCGCGTTTTTTGTCGGCGTCGATGTTCTATGGCCGCGATACGAGGTAGGTGAGCTAGCGCTTTATGAGCATCGTCGTCCGCCCGTCGTCGGCGACGATATCGTCATTCGGTTTTCAGCAGATGACGTGGACAACCGAAACCATGTCATAGGCCGGTTGCAACGCATATCGGCAACTGACTTGGTTATCGAGCAACTCAACCCTCGCATCGACCTCCGCATCGATCGCGCGTCCATCAACTCATTTCATCGGCTCCTCACGCGCATGGAGCTCCTCCCAAATATCAAAAGCGTATTTGACGCTTGAAAAGCGTATTAAAAAGCGTACGGTCTTTTTGTCACCTGAGCACCCCAGCGGTCGTCAGACGGTGATCGCAGGCCCGTACAGCACGCTCCGTTAGGAAGCCTCTGCCGCACTCCTGCGTCCTCGCAGGAGAACGCACATGGCAACGCAGCTCAAACACACCGATTTCGCATACACTCCGACGCCGACCCCGCGCCCAAACATCCGGGTCGCCTTCATCGCAGGCGAGGCGACCACCGCGGTTCACGACGCAATGGCGAAGCTGCCGGCGGACACCCGCGACGGAACGCTAGACGACCTGGTTTGGGACCAGGGGGTCGCAGATCCGGCGGACGTGCAGATCCTGCAGAGCATGACCTGCTCGCTGATCGAGGCGGCCCGCGAGCTGCTGTCGCCGGCTATGTACACGGCGTTTCTGCGGTGGGGCGAGACGGCGTCGCACGCCTGCTCATTCTACACGAGCGATGATGACGGAGATGCGCGTTGTGCTGCGACGGCGGAGGCCAGAGGCCTCGTTAGCGACATCACCGCCGAGAACGTGCACGACCTGCTGTTCACGACGCTGCTCGCGTGTATCGAGACCGCAGATGCGCCGGCGTTCGGCCCGTTCGACCGTAAATACGGCGAGTTCGACGTGAACGGAGGCGACCTGCTCGCGGGGCTGAGCAGGGACCTTCGCAAGTTCTCGCCGATCCCCGACCTCGTCAACGAACTGAGTTCGCGCGCTTGGAAGGCGTCGAAGTGCAGGCTTGCGATCTCGGCTGAGGTCGGCCGGGCGATCACCAGCGCGTTCAGCTTCGCACGGGGCGAAGACGTTGCTCATCTCGACACAAGCGCGTCGGAACCGGTGATGGACGGCTATGATCGCTTCATGCGCGGCCCGCTGATCCAGTGGCGTCGCGCGTACGACAGCTACCGGGAGATCAAGACGGAAGCCGACGCGTACTACAAGGATGTCGTGCTGCCAGCCGATGAGCGGTTTCAAGCGGTCAGGGGCAAGTGGCCGACGGACTACGACTTCACGAGCGATCCGGTAGCCGAGGCAGAGTGCGGTGCCGTCGATTATGCCGACATCGAAGAGCGCTGCGACGGCCTGTGGGATCAGCTGCACGACGCGAAGGTCAGGCTGTATCTTATACCGGCACCAAGCGCGGCGGAACTCGCCATCAAGCTTAAGATGTTTTCCGACAACCGCGACAGCGATCTGTGCCGCAGCGGTGAGATCATCGAGCAGCTGATGTTCGACGCTCGGCGCTTCGGTCGGCACGGCGCTCATCTGCAGACGGACGCGACGCTGCTCGCCGCCTTCGCCCGCCGGCGCCACGAATTTGAAGCTGCCGACAAAGGTCCGTGGACGGCGGAACAGGAGGACGCTTATTTCGCCCGCGTCGATGCTGCCGAGATGGTCTTGCTCGATACGCGTGCCACTACGCTCGAGGGCGTGATCGCCAAGCTCCGCGTTGCGTTCATGAACCAAGACGGCGGCGACTGGTCGGACCTCGCGATCTCGAACGTAGCGGACCCCAAGTTCGTCGAAGGGCTGCGCATGTCTGGCATGTACGAACGCATGGCATGGGCCGCGATCGAGGACATCGCGCGCATCGCAGGTGTCAGCCTGGCGGAGCAGGGCGCATGATCGGCCTGGTCGAATCCTGCGGTGACGTGTGCACGCTGGCGGACATCAAGGCAGTCCAGCATTTTTACGAGCGTCCTCTGCAGGCCGAGCACTACCTCTTGCAGCTTCATTCCGGAGGGGAGCCGCTCAAGCTGTTCCCGTTCGACTTCGCCGAGTTGGAGGCTCGTCCTGTTCAACTCATGCCGGTGGAGCCCGGAACCCGCCTCCTCACAGTGTTCGTCGGGCAGACGGAGGATGAGCAGCCGTTCGTGGACAAATCGCCGGTCATTGCATGGGCGCTGTGCGTCGACGGTCAGGTCCGCCCGGTTACGCCTGCAGGGGTTGTTCGGGGGTTCAACCCTGCCAGCTCAGGCAATTGGTATCCCGATTATCTGGAACTGCCGGACGGTGCGATTCACCAGTTTGGCTACGACGCGGAGCCCGAGAACTTCGACAGCATAGCGGTGGTTATCGCGCGCGAGACACGCCGCCAGCGCAACTATGAGGCGGAGCGCGCTGCGCGTGCTGCCGCACGGTCCGAGGAGACGATCTCGTGACTCCTCACAAAGCATCTCGCCTCATTGGCGGATATGACTGGCGCACCCCGACCTTCTTCAAGGTGTTCATGCCCTACTTGCTGCAGCGCGTTGAGGTCCCCGGCCGCAAGCACGCCTTCCTGCCGCTGAACCGCAATTATGTCCCGCTCGGAATGCCCAGCAGCGAGGGGTACGTGAAATACTCGGACGCCCAGATCATCGCCTCGCATGCCGTCTACTTCGCGCGCGATCCGGCGAAGATCGAGGGCGTGTGGTGGAGCAACGACGGGAATGGCCGGCACTGGCTCTACGACGACAGCACCGCCAGCCGCGTCGATTATTTCGCTCGCCTCGAACGGCTAATGAGCCGTCAAATGGAGATGGTAGCATGACCTGCTCATCCTGCCGCTTTTGGGATCGCTACGCCGAAAGCGACATCTCGAAAAAGTTCGGCGACTGTCGGTTCAATCCGCCGCGCATCAGCGAGACGCTACTCGCCCGGATGCTCCCCGGCCTGAGCGTACCGCTCTCGGACTATGACGACATCGAGCGCGACATCTACGTCGCCAGCGCCTTCCCGGTCACTCACGAGGAAAGCGCGTGCGGCCGGTGGGACAGCGAGGTGCCCGTATGCTGACGGATCGATCGGCTAACTCGTGCGCAACCTGCCGTCACTGGCGCCGCATGGGCCCGAGGCTCGCCAACGCCCAGCGTGACCCGTCGGCTGCCTCGGACGAGGGAACGTGCGAGCGGCGGGCACCCAGCGTCGTCCAGGGCAACTCGCCGTTCCCGGTGTCGATGTTCCCGGTTACCCACGAGAGCCGCGGTTGTGGCGAGTGGGTCGCGCGAACCGGCGCGGGCGGCGGGCCCGACGGGGGCGAGCAGCTCTCGGAAACAGCTACTGTCACCCCGTTTCGTAAGATCGCCGCGTGAACGGCTGCGGTCATCAGCGAGCCCGGACCGGCAATTGCTTGATCAACGCATCGAGATCCGCGTCTTTGAACGCGTACGGGCGAATGCGCCGATCGGGCAGTGAGATGCGCAGCCCCCTGCGCTCCAGTGCTTTCATGTCGCGCACCTTTGACACCATGTCGCGCAGAGGCCCTTCGGAGATTACCTCCGATGACTGGTCGTCGCCGTTTGCGTCGAAGGGCACTCGGACCAGAGTTGCTTGCTCGTTCCAGGGAATGTCTATCAGATCAGCCTTTCAACCGGTGGGTGCTTTGGCGAGGAAGTCGCCCGTCGAAACTAAGAGCGGGCCGTCTTTCCGTCCTAGCTTCATTATACGACATTTAACGGCTGCCCGAAGTTCGGAGTCTGCTCGCTTTGCTGACTGCTTCCGCATGATCTCGCGGAAGTGCTGCAACGCGGCCGGGGAGAGACTGCCGCGAACGACAGCTACGCTCGGCACGAATACACCGGGTATGCCGTCTTGTTCGAATGCAAGTTCGAATTCGCCGTCGTCGCTGATCATGGGAGTAGTGCCTCTCGATAATCGTTTTGGCGCCCCGCGACTGAACGAGGTGCTTGACGGTCTTAACATACGTTTGATCGATACGCATGCATCCTTCGCTCGCAGGCGGTCCGAGGCTTTCAAGCGGAGGTACCAACGATGACCGACCGTAGCCACGACAGCTTCGTACGTCTGCCAGAGGTTCGCCGGCGCACCGGGCTGTCGACGGCGACGATCTATCGGAAGATGGAGCGCGGCGAGTTCCCGATGAAGAGGCAACTGAGCATCAACGCTGTGGCTTGGTACGAGAGCGATTTGAACCGATGGGTGGCAGATCCTGTCGCGTGGGTTCCCGAGGAACAGGCGGCGTGAAGGTCCAATTAGCGCCGCCGCGTTGCCGAGGGTTCGCAGGCCGCGATGGTCGTGCGCTCCGGCTGGTGCCGTCGGTGTTGCGTAAGTGGGCTGGGCCCTAGCCCTGGGCTGCTTAAGGAAGCCCGTCCAAATTGTTGATGATTACTGCCCGTTGCGCTGCTGGCATAGTCTTGGGCGGGGTGTCACGGATAAGCTCAACAATCCTGTCGGCTAAATCAGCGCTGATTGGCCCACGATCGCGGGCTGCGGCCAGCTCATCCGCACGGAATGTCGTGACCCTACTGCAATCCAGGTAGGAGTCATGATGAAGCGCTACATGGTCAGTTTGAGCTAGGGGCATCTGAGCAACACCATGCCGACGTGGCAGCGTATTGATCCAGATAAAAAGATTCGTCCTTGCGCACACACATATTACTAACTTGTCCTTGGGAGGATCAATTAGAGTTGTGCGAACAACATATAAGTTGGCAGTGATCACAGAACGCCGTAGGCGGCGAACGCCTGCGCGTCCTCCAGTATCTCTTCCCTGTTCGGATTGTTCTCATCTATGAACTTCTCGTAGTCCATAGATCCATTGTTCGGTGCATCCGCCCAAGCACGCTCCTGATGCGTCAACTGAGACAGGTGAGTAAATCCCTTGCCCCGACAAAAGTCGATGGACTCGTCGAGAGCCTCCCGGTCGCTCTCAGAGAGCACACTTTCATCCGCCGGCCGCCGGCTGGCAAGCGCAGGGTATTTTGTCGTATCGATTGCAGCAATAAAGCTATCGGGATCACCTGACTGCCCAAGGTTGCCTCGAATGAAGTCATAAAGGGTAGTCGGTACTGGACCGTTTGGCATGGCCACAAACGTATCTGCCACTATTGGGCGACCGTAGGTGTTGAGATGCGACTTTTCCGCAAAAAAAAGCACTTTAGAAGCGTAAAAGGCGGTGATGCCGGGCCACTTTCCCGCGACATAGGCTAGCGCCTCAGTGCCCTTACGCTCATCGAATTGAAACCGGAGCGCCATGAGACCCATATAACGAGTGGCTGCTATTATGTCCAGAGACTTGTCAAGGGCCCGAATCATCATTTCGCTAATGGTTAATGACGAGAAATCCGCCGCTAAATGATACCGAGATATGTCGTCAGGCAGGATGCCTAAGCCGCTCGTCCGTACCCCTCGATGATCTCCGAGGGCGGCATCAACCCCTCGGTCGTCAGATCCGCCCATTCGCGCGCGACCTCCCAGCGCCGCGGCATGTGCAGCGCCCGGTTATAAGCCATCTCAGACCCCGAAAGCCCCTTCGGCTTATGGGACAGCATGGCGTCGATGATCGCGCGATCGTCGGGCCGCTTATGGATGATCGCCCGCTCGTTCATGATCGTGGAGAAGCTGGTGCGCCAGCCGTGCGGCACATGCAGATCGCGGTAGCCGTTGTTATTGTACATGTAGCCGATCGTGTTGACGCTCATCGGCTGATGCGTCGACCGGATGCTGGGGAACAGGTACGGGAAACGCCCGGAGAGCCGCCGTACAGCGCGAAGAACCTCCACCGCCTGTGCAGGTAGCGGCGAGATGTGTTCGAAGGCGTCATCGGCCTTGTCGCCCAGCTCAAGCTTCATGCGGTCGGCACTGACCCGCCAGATCGGCTCGGGGGCATCGTTGGTGCCCGTGGGGTCATCCCAGTCGATACCTTCGAACTCGATCCAACGGGCGGTCGGGATTAGCCCTGGCCGGACGAAGGTCAGCCCAAGCAGGCGGGAAGCGAGGCGGCTCGACGGGTTCGACGAGCATTTATCGATCGTCGCATGCAGCGCACGGACCGCTGCCACCGTATTGACGCCCGGCTGACTGCCGCCGATCGGCGTCGGTAGCATGGCCTTCTTGATCCCGGCCGCCGGATCGACCGCGCATAGCCCCTCGGCAATACCGAAGCAGAACACGGCTGAGACGTGCTGCCGGATCCTCTTCGCCGTATCGATGGCCCCGCGCTTCTCGACTTTGCGGAGCATCGACAGGACCGTGGGGCCGTCGACGTCGATAAGCGACATCGATCCGATCACTGGGTAGACGTCACGCTCCAGCGCCTGCTCGACCTTCACGGCCTGCGTCGTCGACCAGCGCGGCTTCTGCGCGTCGTGCCAGCGCGTACCTACGACGCGGAACGTCGCACCGGCAGCCGCATGGGCCGCCATCTTACGTTTACGCGCTTCAGTTGCGGGGTCGCGGTGTTCGCGTAGCAGCTGGCGCGCGCGATCGCGTTCCGCACGCGCCTTTGCCAATCCGATTTCCGGGTAGAGACCGAACACCAGCCGCTTTTCTTTTCCGGCAAAGCGGTACTTCATCCGCCATGATTTGGAGCCTTTTGTGGTGACGAAGAGATACAGACCTGCCGAATCGGCCAGCTTGTAATCCTTGTCGCCCTTGTGGGCTTTTTTCACCTGTGCGTCGGTCAGTGGCAT